GTATAACGCTGCGATTGCTTATAATCGTGGCCCGAATGGTAACAGTCAGTGGGCATTAAGCAAACAAAAACTAGACAAGCTAGGAGTACATGCTAGTGAGTATGGCTGGATTGGTACAGATTTCGATCAAATACTAGACAATAACGGAACACTAGATCATTTGTATACCCAAGTTATGCATCTGGCTCAAGATCACTTGCCTTCCATGGAGAATCGGAACGTTTGACTTCTTCGACGCAATTTAGACAAATTGTTTTTAGATTTCGAACATCAGTGTTATGTAGGTTACCGTCTACACAGTAAACAAGCAACTGAGCTGAATATCTAGCCCTGAACCCGCATCGATCACATGCGGGTTTTTTCTTGTACCCAGCACTTTGCCACCGTGGCACAGGAGGCTTGATCTTTTTATTTTTCTTGATGCATACCTCGCAACGGCTACGGTAGTACACTTTATCGTCACGATGGCAATTTATTGCCTTTGGACGTTGATTGCAAGCAGGGCATACAGGTCTAATCATACTATATTTATAGAAAAACCTTACGGTAAGGGAGCTGCAATGGGGTCTTTTTTGGTTAACCGATAAATATCATTAGCTAGAAAAAAGGATTTATTATGGCACTAATTTCACCAGGCGTAGAAGTATCAGTAATTGACGAGAGTCAGTACATTCCTGCTGCTACCAACTCGGTACCCTATGTATTGATTGCAACAGCGCAAAACAAAGTTTCAGGAACCGGCACAGGCGTTGCTGCTGGTACGTTAGCAGCAAATGCAAACAAACCTTATTTGATCACAAGTCAACGTGATTTGTCGGCAACATTTGGCGTGCCGTTCTTTTACAAGACCACAGCCGGAACACCAATTAACGGTTACGAGCTTAACGAATACGGTTTGCTTGCTGCATACTCGGCACTAGGTGTTACCAACCGTTGTTATGTTCAACGTGCTGATATTGACTTATCTGAGTTAACTGCTACATTGGTTCGTCCAACTGGTGATCCAGCTAACGGCGATTTCTGGTTAGACACTGCTGAATCAAATTGGGGTCTATTCCAATGGAACCAGACAACTGCGGCATTTACAAATTATGTACCGACAGTTATTACAGACACAGAATTAGTAGAAGACTATACCGGCGGTGATTATACTCCGCTACAAAGCATCGGTTCAATCGGCGGATACGCAGTAAGTGCAGTTTATATTCACAATCCAATGTATTACAAGCGCGGCGGCCCAAGCACAAGCAGCTATAGCGCAACAGTTACCTATACAACTGCTGGTAGCCCATTGCTTAATTTATATAATACTTGGGTGTTATTAGGAAGCGACGATTGGAAAACTGCCTGGCCGTCAATCCAAGGTACCAATGCAAGCCCAACATTAACAATTGGCAATAGTATTATTATTAACGGCAACACCATTTCTATTACTACTACTGCTGTTAAAGATTTATGTGATGAAATCAACGATGCTGCAATTACTGGTGTGTATGCCGGGGTTGACAATGGCAAACTGGTTATATATGCAGATTCTACTGCACAAGCAGACGGATCGTCGGGCGGTGAAGGTGCAATTATTATTGAAAACGGCACAGGCACACCTCTAACTGCATTGGGTATCACACCTAACCCAACAGGTTCTAACTTGTCTCCGTACTACGCTCCTGCGTTTTATGTTGGCGCAAGCTACAGCATTCCTCGTTGGAGATCAACTGACACTGCACCTGAGCCAACTGGTTCAGTATGGCAGAAATCAAACAACGTTAATCTAGGTGCTAACTTAGTGTTGAAAAAATACAACTCTACTCTTGGCACATGGATACAACAAAGTGTCCCATTGTATGACAATGGTCCAGAATACATTTATGCAGTTGATCCATCGGGTGGCGGCATTAATATCCCAGCTGGAGCTACATGGGGCAGAACTAACCCAGGGTTTGATGATCCTGACACTGGCGGCATTGAACTACTAGAAAAAGTAACAGCTGGCGCTACTGTGGTCACCGGTGACACAACATCACCAGGTCCATTTAGCATAGGTAATTCCTTCATAATGGCAGTGTCTCAACCGGGAACAGTTACTTCGGTAGCTGCAACAGTCACGTTAGCTGGGACAACAGCGTCGGCATTTGTTGCAGCAGTTAGTGCAGCAAATATTCCATACGCATCGGCAACTATTAACAGTGATGGTGCGATTGTGTTTACACATTCAGCAGGCGGCACAATTTCTGTAACTAACATCAGCGGAACTCCAATTACTGCTGCTGGATTTAATACTAATGTCCAAGGTGTAGTTCCAGGCTCAGGTTCTTCTCTGTACCTTACACCATTCGTGGCATCGCCATGGTTCACATACACTGCTAGCACAACTGCTCCTAATCAAGATCCTGCAGACGGACGTTTATGGTTCTATAGTGCTACTACCCAAGCAGACATTATGATCCAGGATAACGGTGTCTGGATGGGTTATCAGAATGTGGATAACGATGTTCGTGGTTATAACTTAACCGACACTAATGCAAGTGGTCCAATTTTCTCAACTACTGCACCGATCACACAAAATGATTCTGCTGAGAGTCCTCTAGCTTACGGCGATCTATGGATCGATACTAGTGACTTAGAGAACTATCCAGTAATCTACCGCTGGGAGTTAGTTGATTCAGTTGATCAATGGGTACAAATTGTAAACACTGATCAAACTACTGAAAATGGTATTTTGTTTGCAGATGCACGTTGGGCACCAAACGGGACAACAGATCCAATCACAGATCCAATCCCGACAATTGCAAGTTTGTTAACAAGTGATTATCTTGATCTAGATGCTCCAGATCCTTCACTATATCCACAAGGGATGTTGTTGTTTAACACACGCCGTTCGGGTTACAACGTTAAGAGCTTCCAAGTTGATTACTTTAATGCTGCAAGTTTCCCTGATGACACACTGCCTACAGTGACTAATGCATGGGTAACACAAAGTGGTAACAAAGCAGACGGAAGCCCTTATATGGGTCGTCAAGCACAACGAGCGATCATTGTTGCTGCACTAAAGTCAGGCATTGACGCTTCTACTGATATCCGTGAAGAGCAACGCCAGTTTAACTTGGTAGCATGCCCTCAGTACCCTGAGTTGATTCCTAACATGATTGAGTTAAATAACGACCGCAATAACACTGCATTTGTTATTGGCGATACACCGTTGAGATTAGCACCAGAAGCTGCTGATATCACATCATGGTCAACTGATAATTCAGGTAACGGTTACCCAACTGGTGACGGCCTGACAACTTCTGATGTATACCTTGGTGTATTCTATCCAAGTTGCCAGACTACTGATCTAAGTGGTAGCTCTGTTGTACAACCGCCAAGCCACATGATGTTGCGCACAATTCTTCGCTCAGATGAAGTTGCATACCCATGGTTGGCACCAGCTGGTACACGCCGTGGTGTAATCGATAACGCATTGCGTATTGGTTATGTAAATTCTACAACTGGCGAATTTGCAACACTAGGTGTAAACCAAGGCCTGCGTGATGTGTTATACGAACTTGATATTAACCCAATTACATTTGTACCTGGTGTTGGTATTACTAACTTTGGTAACAAGACATTTACTGCATCGGCGACGTCAATGGATCGTATTAACGTATCTCGACTAGTTGCGTATATTCGTAATAGATTGCAAGATATCGGTAAGTCATTCTTGTTTGAACCAAACGATCAGATCACACGCAACGAGTTGAGCAGTGCAGTTAACTCATTGATGATTGATCTAGTTAACAAGCGTGGTATCTACGACTACCTTGTTGTTTGTGACTTAACTAACAACACACCTGCACGTATCGATCGCAATGAATTGTGGGTTGATATTGCAATTGAACCAGTGAAAGCAGTGGAATTTATTTACATTCCACTACGCTTGAAGAACACAGGCGAAATTGCAAGCAGCGTAAGCACAGTAGCTTCAGCAGGTTAATGCATAGAGTTACTTCAAATAAAATAGGGTCTTCGGGCCCTATTTTTTCTTGACTAAAATAGTATAAATAAAGACATACAGGAGATATAATATGGCAGTAGCATCATTAACAAAACTGACAGTGCCCTTAGCGAGTGACCAGAGTCAATCAACTCAAGGCTTGTTGATGCCTAAACTCAAATATAGATTTAGAGTTACATTTGACGGATTTGGTACTTCGAACAGTGCCTCTCCAACAACAGAATTAACAAAACAAGTAATGGACTTTAATCGTCCTACTGTTTCGTTTGAAGAAATTGCAATTCCAATTTACAACTCAACTATTAAATTAGCTGGTAAGCATAGCTGGAATGATATCACATGCACGTTGCGTGATGATGCAAGTGGACAAGTTACACGTTTAGTAGGTGAACAGCTTCAGAAGCAATTGGACTTTGCTGAACAAGCAAGCGCCGCAGCAGGTATCGATTACAAATTCACTACAACACTGCAAATCTTAGACGGCGGTAACGGCGCTAATGAACCAGTTGTTCTTGAACAATGGGAAATGTACGGTTGCTACTTGAAAGAAGTTAACTACGGTGATGTTAACTACGGTTCTAGTGAACCAGCAACAGTTGCAATGACATTGTCATACGATAACGCTATGCAGATTAACTCAGCAAGCGGCCAAGCTGATGGTGTTGGTGCAAGCATTGGTACCCGACCACTTGGATCAGTAGCCACAGGACCAAGCACAGTAATCTAATAGGATTTATTAGATGGCGTTTGGTCAAAACTATATCTTAAAAGGTTTTACCGGTAGTGAGGGTGTTAAAGATTACGCTCATGCCGCTAAAACCTTTGCTACCAACGGATACGAATTTGCACCTCGCCATAAGTATCTATTCCACGTTTATTTTACAATTAATACTGCGTATGTTCCTGCATTGCGAACAGCGTTTGGCAACAACCAAGAAATTGCTACAATTGGCCTAATGGTCAAGAATGTTCAATTGCCCAACTTTAATATTTCCGTTGAGCAAATGAACCAGTACAATCGCAAGAGGTTAGTGCAAACCAAAATTGACTATCAGCCGGTTCAGTTTGAATTCCACGATGATGGTGGAGACTTAACCCGTGATTTCTGGTACAGCTACTATTCTTACTATTACAAAGATTCAAGTCAAAAGTATGATAACCTAGCACCAAACAATGGTAACTTAGGCCCTTTAGTTGGAACACCCAACGGGTTTAGTTACAGTGCTAGAGACATTTACGATAACACTAGACCGGTTAACGATTGGGGCTTTGTTGGGGAAAGTTATACTGATGGTGCTGATACCTACGGTGTTGGCCAAACAGGAAAACAGCCTTTCTTTAAAGACATTAGAATTTATGGGTTTAATCAGCACAAGTGGGCAAGCTATGTATTGATTAATCCTCTTATTACAGAGTGGCAGCACGATACTTACGACTACGCACAAAGCAACGGAACAATGACTAACAGAATGACTATTCGTTACGAAACAGTCAAGTACGGCTCAGGCGCTATCGGCGATGTAAGACCAGACACTAACGTTGTTGGATTTGCTGACCCTGCGTATTACGACACTGAAATTAGTGGTATCACACGCCCAGGAACTAACGCAACAGTACTTGGTCAAGGCGGTCTAATTGATGCTGGTATTGGTATTGCTGAAGATTTAGCCAGCGGCGGCGTTGCTGGTTATGTTGGTGCAATACAAAAAGCTTCAGCGGCATACAATACATACAAAGATAAAGACTTGGCAAGTATTGCAAATCGAGAAGTTAAAGACAGTGCAAAGACTATTGCCAAAGGCGCATTGCCTGCTGCACAGAGAGCAGTTATTGGTACTGCTGGGCAAAAAGGAGTGCTCGACGGTATCTTCTTCCCAACTCCTCCTAAAGGTGATACACGAGCACCGGCGCCAAACGTTGTTAATCAGATCTTACAACAAGGGACAACTAGATAATGGGAACTATTAATGCAATCAACCCCAGTATTGACCAAACAGTTAGAATCTTTGACGAGTTTTACAACTATGCTGAAAATGTTCCATCGGCAGAATACGACATTGTTAACAGCTATTTCAAAAGTGTATTTAACACAGCAGAACAAGCTGACAATTTCACAGTATCAATATTTAGAGTAGCCCAGGAAAGTGGTGTTGATGCTCTAACAATCTTGGATGAAATTGCAGGCACAACAGGACCGCAACTTACTGCTAACCTGTGTTACTACCTAAACAGCACAAGAAGCAATGCAACATTACTAGGTGTACTACAACCATCGGCACCTAATTTTTGGACCGCTAGAAACGTGAGACAGTAATGGCCAAGTGGGCACAAGGCGCTTATAAGATTACTAACCCCCAAAAGTATGTGGGCAAAGGTGATCCTAGATATCGTTCTGGTTGGGAGTTTGCGTTTATGCGTTTTTGTGATACTAACGAACATGTGCTACAATGGGCAAGTGAAAGTATCAACGTTCCGTACAGACACCCATTAACTGGTAAACAAACAATCTATGTTCCAGATTTCCTAGTTGTTTATCGCACTAAAAACAACACAGTAAAAGCCGAAGTAATTGAAATAAAACCTTCGGGGCAAAGTGTAATTACTGAAAAGCAAAAGCCACAAGAACGTGCAGTAGTGGCAGTTAACCATGCAAAATGGGCGGCCTGCACAGCTTGGTGTCAGCGCCAAGGTCTAACTTTTCGGGTAATTACAGAGAAAGAAATGTTTCATAACGGTCGTCCATAAGCCCATAAATATGGCATGACTAAAAAACTTGAAGAGTTGTTCGATCTCCCGCCTAGCGAATCTATTGGCGATCATTTAATCGACACAAGCCACCTAACAATCGAAGATACTCAAACTATTATCAGTAATGTAGACACTACTATTGATAAAATTGATGCTGCACTTGCAGAAGTATCCGACGTTGACAAATCTGATTTAGAACTTGACGAAATTGCAGACCTTGCTAAAAAGAGCTTTAACGATCTGTCAGACCTTGGCATGAACGTTGATAGTCGTTTTGCTGCTGAAATCTTTGGTGTAGCAGGTACTATGCTAGGGCATGCACTCAGTGCAAAGACAGCAAAGATGAACAAAAAGCTCAAGATGATCGATCTTCAGATGAAGAAATTAAAACTGGACCGAGACATGCAAAGTGAAGACGGCCCATCGGAAACTGCTCAAGGCCAAGTATTAAATCGAAATGATATCCTTGAACGACTCTTGGCCAGTAGAGATCAAAAAAACAAATAAGCATAAATATCATATAGGAAACTGACATGAAACACTTTAGAGACTATCTAATCGAAAGCGAAAGAACCTACTCTTATCGCATCAAATTCGCCGGCGATTTGCCCGGTGACTTCTTGAAAGCATTCAAAGCAAAGCTAGATCAATTTGATCCTGCTAAGATTGGTGACTTAAAGACTACCCCAATACAAGCTAGAACACCGGACTTTCCTGCATTTAACAATGAGCGCACAAGCACACTAGATGTAGAGTTCCGTTACCCTGCAATTGATGCACAAATTCGTCAAATTGCACAGTTACTGGGCTTTGATCCTAACCGTGTGTTAATGCAAACTCCTAACTACTCGGATAACAATCAAGAAGAGCGTGTGGACATTGAAGATCAAAACAAGGATTTGTTAGACGACACTGCTTATCCTGCTCCAGATGCTAAACAAAAAGCCCTAAGCAAAGATTATGCAACTGGCCCTTACGATCATGCAGTTCTTAAAAATGCATATCGTTCAGATTTTACAATTGCTGGTGAGAAAACAAAGCCTGCAGAAACTACAAATGACTTGCCACAGGGTAAAAACAGCCCGATGAGTAACGTCAAGCGTCCACCAAAGCCAGCAACTGGCCGTAACCCACGAGGATAATTCAAATGACATTTTTTTACAACTTAAACAAAACTCTCGACTCTATTCGCGAGAAGCCAGAAACTACACACGGTCAGTTAAATGAACGTGCAATGTCAAAGCAGCGCCCACAAGAAGTAGACGAAGGCTTTATGGATGCAGCAAAAACAGCAGCACAACAAGCTCTTAATGTTCTAGGCCACGGCGACGATCAAGCAATGATTCGTGACCTGCAGAAGAAAGCAGGTTTACCACAAACTGGTAAAGTTCCTCCTCAACAACCGGGCCAACAGAATACAACTACAGCAGGCCAACAACCTATGGCTGAAGAAGGTGGCATCCCAATGACACCAAAGCAAAAGAGCTTTGCTGCTATTGCTGAACCAACAGACAAAATTACTTTCGCTGACAAGATTGCTGGCGCAAAGAAAGAAGTTGACGAGATGCTCGGCGACGTTGCTGCTGAAGCAATGAAGAGCGCATTAAGCGGTGGTCAAAAGAAACTAGATCGAAACAAAGATGGCAAAATTAGCGGCCAAGACTTTGCAATGATGCGCAAAGGCCGTAAACAAGTAGCCGACGAAGGCTTCCCAACAGTAGCTGGCGCCCGTGACGAAATGCGTAAACGCAAAGTTGGTGATGTTACACACGGCGCCAAGCACGACACAGAAGAAACCCCAACAGGTCGTAGAGTAACCCGCCGTCTTGATCCTAACACAGGTTATTCCGTTGGTTCAGATACAGACGACGAAGGCAATGCAAAGTCTACTGAAAAGCGAGGACGTGGTCGTCCTAAGAAAGCTGATCGAGCACCAGAGCGTGTAACTGCTAAAGCATACAAGCACAAGGGCGGTCGTAAGAACGAAGCGGTCGAAGAAGGTGTAGGCGAAGGCGAAGACCTAGTTAAATTGAGTAAAGTTATTGCATCATGTAAAACACATGAGCAATTACTAGCCGCACAAAAAATGGCCAACAACTTCTTGAAGAAGCACCGAGCAGGTGGCTTCTCTAATATGGCTAAAGACATGGGTCGTCGTAGTGATGTTGACGATACACTGCAACAAAAGAATCGCGAACTTCAAGGTGGTCAAGAACTTGAAGAAAAAGCAGTAAGCAAGAAGCAACAAAAGTTCATGGGCATGGTTCATGCAACACAAAAAGGTGAAAAAGCTCCTTCGAAGGAAGTTGGTAAAGTTGCCAAGACTATGAAGAAGTCCGACGCAAAAGACTTTGCAAGCACTAAACAAAAAGGTTTGCCTGAGAAGGCTCCTAAAAAGAAAGAAAAGACTGAAGAAACTACAGTAGCAGGTTCAGTAGCACCAACCGCAGGCGGAAAAGCTAAAGGCGGCAGCATTGTTGGCAAAGGCATTTACGACAGTTTGAATCGTGATCTAGAAGCAATGATTTCCGAATCAATGAATGTATCAGTAAACATGAGCATGGACGAACACGGCGAGCCACGTAAGAGCATTACTATTAGTGCAGACGGCGATGCAGCAGAACAACTAGCACAGTTATTGAACTTGGCTGGTATGCAAGCGCAAGCCGGTGAAGAGTCATGCGGTACATGTGGCGAGTCTGCATGCCATTGTGATGAAGAAATGGTAGATGAAAACTCTCCAGATTGGCCAACAGACCAAGAAACTATCGGCAACGACGATCCGCTAATGCGCCGTTATGCAGGTGGGGTAAACGGTCCTAAGTCAACTGGTCAAACAACTGGTTCGCCATACAACCGTCAAGACGCACGTCAAGGCGTAATGGGCGAATCTGCTGTGTCGGACATTGGCATGAAGTTGTATGCTGAACTAAAATCATTTAAGGGCTAATCATGGCAAGTCAAGCAAATGTTTATACCACAGTGGCCAACGTAGTTTGGGCCACTGACAAAGTGGAAATCTCGACAGGTAACACTGCCGTTACCTATCAAGTTTGGCTTGCACCTGACTTCTCTAGCAGCATTTACTCAAATGCTGTTAGCGTTCCTGCTTACAAAACTGAATACAAATATGTGGGCGTAGGCAACTACCTTAACATCACTGGTTCTAACTTTACAGCCGCTGAATCTGGCACAGCAAGTTCTGGCACAGCTGGCGTACAAGGTGGCGGAAGCTACGTAGGCGAATAATAGTGAGAGCACGTGAGTTTGTTACTGAAGACGCAGTTGGCAAGATTAGCAAACGCAATCAAAATGCCACTGTTGGGCTGAACAAATTTAGAGATGCAACCTATGCTGACCGTGTGTATGAGCTCAATCGTGTAATGATGGCAGTTGCTTCGACTGATGGATCATTTGTTCCTGAACTCGACGGCGAATCCTGGAGCGGTCGTAACAACATTGCTGCACCTTATACCAAACAAGAACAAGAGATGTTGAAAAAAGCATACCAGGCCATTGGTAGTCACCATGAAGATTTAAATCATGGCGATTTACATTCAGATGAACATCCAGCAGTTAACACCAAGAGCCCAGTGGTATCTTTTAAAGGATACCCACGATGAGAGCACGTGAGTTTATAACTGAGCAATCATCTCTATCCCCGGAGCAAGCAGAACCAATGAAGAACACATTCGTTCTTCCTGGACTAAGTGCGGCTGACCCTTATAAGAATTACCGTTTTGGTGTTGCAATGGCCCGTGCCAGAAGCAATGCAAGAACAGATGACGTTAACCCTAACATGCCTGAGTGGTCAGCAGAGACTGCATTTGGTGAGCATGCAGTTATTGTGGGATTCGACAACAATGTTGACCCTGTAATCGATGCTGCATTAAAAATGACCAAGACCCCAGGCGGTAAAAAACTAGTATCTACGGCAGCTAGCGATGAGCCAGCATTTGTAGATACACAAAGCCCTATTAAAGCATTTAAAGGATACCCACGATGAACATATCAACTGATGTAGATTTAATGAGAAAACTAGCTGACTTAATTAAAAGTCATCAAGCTGGCCAACAAGCCGGAGACGAACCACAGGGCGCAGAGTCTGGGAGCAACAACCCTGATGCTCCTATGTATGACGAAGATGGCAAAGAGTTAGTCAAGCAACCAACTAACAAGCAAGTCCCTCCGTTGCAGTTAAAACTTGAATTGTTAAAGAGAGCAGTTGGTGTTGAGAACTTGTATGCCGAGGGCAACCAAGACCAAGATCCAGAAGCGTCAAACTACAAAACAACTCCAATGACAGAAGAAGAAACTGATGCATTGGAAAGCATGAAAAAAGCAGCAGGTGTTAACGCTCTAGTACGCAATGAACTAAGCGACGACGAGCCATTAGATAGTTAAGGAGAACTGCCGTGGCAGAAACAATGGAGCTATGGGCAAGCCGTATCAAAAACGCTGACCCTGCCACACATGTTGGCGAAGTAAACAGAATATTCTATTACCCTGATTCAGGAACATTACGAATTAGTGACGGAGTCACACCCGGCGGACTACCGATCAACTTAACTGGTAACTTAGCAAACATTGCTATTGCTAATTTTGTGTTTAATGGCACAACTATCACAACATCAGTTCCTGATGCCGACATTACGTTAGAATGTAATGGAAGCGATTGTAATGTTAATATACTTCCGGGATCACAAGTTAATATTGGTGGAGCATTGCATGTACATGCATCCGGAAACATAAATGCTGCTCCATCATTTGATGTAGCGTCCACAGGCGACGTTACAATACTAGCACCTACATCGGGATTAACAAGTGGCGTTAACATTATCGGAAGCAGTAGCGGTACTGAGAGTACCCCGCAAAACACCGGAGTGATGATACACATTACTGGTCAGGATGCAGACCCAAGCCGTATCTACAATGATGGCAATGGTGCCTATGCTGCATACATTGGTCGCAGATACAACGGCACTGTAGATAGTCCAACTGGCTTACTTGACGGGGATATTGTATCTCGTGTGGGATCAACACCAACTTTAAATACTGGTGCGTGGCCTGCAATTAGTACAGCACGAGTTGATTTTGTTCAGCATGGTAATGCTACAACTAGTAACTATGGTAGTCAAATTGAAATTTGGACCACGCCATTAAACTCAACAACAATTAGTCGAGCTGCATACTTTAACGGGCACACGTTCTATGCTAACAACATTACATCAACTGGCTTAGTAAACATTACTAGTTTAGGTGCACCAGGCAATGTGTCTGTTTTAAATGTAACCAACAACGAAGACGGATTAACTAAATCGGTATTGCAAGGCAACGTAGTTGCTCACTTTACTGGCAAGGATAACACAGCCCCTTTGAATGTATTTGACGGATTTGGCAATGTTAACAATGCTGCTACTGGCCCTCATGCATTGTTCCGCAGTGCTCGCGGCAACCTAGCTGTCCCAGAAGCAGTTCAAAACAACGATCGTTTAGGACGAGTTAGTGCCGGTGGCTGGGGAGACACCGGCTATGGAGGTGTGTCGGCAGCTATTATTGATTTATTAGCAGCAGGTACATTTACTGATACAAGTCGCCCGGGTAAAATTGTGTTGTCAGCAGTACCGGCATTGTCGACATCTCCTAGTCCCATTGTTACGTTTACCCCGAATCAAACAACATTCGCAGACAACCACTTAGTGGCCAATGCCTGGATCAATATTCCGGCAGGCACAACAAGTCAAGCACCTCTGCAATTTGCACCCGGTGTGCTACCTACTACATCAACACCTGGCGCATTAGACTACAACGGCACAGCATTTTACGGTGTGCCAACTGATTTGCAAATTGGTGTTATACCAACACAGCAACAATTTGTACTAAACGGTACACACAACCTTACACAAGGTTCTACTGCTCTGCAAAGTATATTTGGCAAGAGTGTGAGTTTGTCAGCAGACACCAGATACTACTACAAGATCACATTAAAGATTGCCAAACAAGGTCCTCAAGCCAGCGTGATTTATTTTGCCCTAGGATTATCTGCAGGCCTTACACTAACAAATCACAGATATCGTGTGGATAGCTCAGTAACTAATGCAGATTCAGGGATTACTGCAACTTACAGCACTAGCCAATACAAGACTACAGGCTTTGATACCGCAGCCGCAGTAACTCCTGCAATGACCACAAGCAATCCAGACTATGCCATGGTTACTGTTGAAGGATATATTGGTACTGGGGTAGCTGGAACTCTTACTCCGCAGATTGCATTTAACCCAGCACCAGTAACATCAGTGTCGATTCAGCCACTTAGTAGTATGTGGATTTATCCGATAGCAAGTGCTACTGGAAACGTGTCAATTGGTACATGGGCTTAAAATGAAAAAAATAATAATCGCACTTCTCTTCTTTCCAGTCGTTGCACTAGCACAGATTGCACAATTGTGCCCGCAGTTCTTGCCTAATGGCCCTGTGGCATATTCTGCACAACCAGGCGACCAGGAGCTATGCCGTATCAACTATGCAGTGATTCATCGCTGTTCGGTTAAGGCACCGGTTGCTGTATTTGAACACCTAACTCGTGAGTCAATGACAGGTCCTGCAAAGCGTAAAGATAACTTCCGTGCTGACCCACAAGTATTCCAACAATGCCAAGCTACACTACAAGACTATGCCACTGTTGGTAAAACACACGACCGTGGACACATGGCACCTGCTGGTAATAACACAACCAATGAACAGATCATGTCAGAAAGTTTTTTCTTGAGCAACATGGTGGCCCAAGTTGCCGGAAACAATCGTGGCATTTGGAAGCAGTTAGAGACATGGGAAAGAGACTGGGCTTCCAAAGGTGGGGATTTCTATATTGTGTCCGGTGGCATTTTTGACCAAGGCTATCCTACTACAGGCAACGGCCTAGGTATCCCTACTCGCTTGTATAAGATTATCTACGAAAAGAATTCAAAGCAAGCAATGGCATACTTGATGCCCAACGAAAAGCTACCAGTGCAAGACTTGCCTAAATATCAAGTTCCTGTGTCAGCAGTAGAACAGGCCACAGGTATCCGCTTTAACGTTGGCAAATGACAAAAGAAATTCGTTTTTCTACTGCCAGCTTACAATACACA